ATCTTAACTTGTGCCTCGTATTTGCGCTCAGCTTCTTCTTTACTCTCTGCCTCAACAACTGTAAACGTCTGATTATCTCTAGCAGTAGTAAAATGTTCATGTGGTTGTCCTGTTGAATCTTTGAATGTTGTGACTAAGTATTGTGTCATTCCTCATAGCTCCCTTGAACTTGTTTGAGCTTACTCATAAAAAACATTACTAAAAATGCTATTAAGATATGCGTCTTTTGATGTTTATAAGCAAATGTAGATATCATAAAGATAGTAGCAAGCATTAACATTTCATATATGTTTGTGTGTATAGTCTTTTTACTCTTAAGAAAAATAATTGCTATGCGATAAAAGAGATAAACGCCAAACCCTATTAAAAATATTTCTAACATGTCGCTCACTTCCCCAAAACCTCCTTGACTCGATCTAAGATGTCTTTACACGTATCCTTTTCCTGCGTCTGCTGTTCCATCTTGTCTTTCGTGGTTCCTTTTCATTTTCTTTTTGTATGCGTCAATGAGTTGGTCGATAGAATATAAGTTGTAAGCTATGTCTATCACTATAACAATTGCTTGTTGGTCGGGATAAAATTCTTTGAATATTATCTGTGGTGTACTAACAACTGCGTCTTGAGCAAATTCTTTATCTTTAAAATTAAACATTTTGTGAAATTCTGTATCTTTAAAACTTGATTCAATCGCTTCTTTTATCTCTTCTGATGACACTCCTACTTGATTCGCAATACTCAATCCAAACGCCAACATGTCAGCTAATTCATCAAGTTGTACGTCTAACGGCTTACCTGGTTTCTTCTTCCAGTTCTTAAACGTTTCCAATGTATTAAACCATTCAAAGAATTCAACTACATATGCTATTTTGCTATCTCGTAAGTTCAGCGTTGGTATTCTATCGTCGAACTCCTTTTGTATTTGTAATAACTCTTGTAATTGATCAATTGTTAATGTGTTATTCATTTTCCTGTGCCTCCTCTACATTAATTTCATATTCATCATAATTAAATGATGCTTCAAATATCGCAATAAAATCCGCCTCAATTTCTGCTTCTTCTAAACTTTCAGCCTCGATAGTCTCTTCAATCATGCCAGCGTATGTGATTTGGACATTAAATTTCTTCATTTTCCTGCTCCTCCTCATATTTATAGACCACTTGACCCGTCATAATCCCTACTGCCTCATCAAGACCAATATCTTCTTTGAGTGCATCTTGCATAGCATTAGGTAAACCCTTAAGTATTTCATCAAACGCTTGCGCTTTCTTATATACGTCCTCAATCTCTTTTAGTAATCCCTATGTGTCATTACCGTTATACGCACTAGCACTTATAACGGACTGTTCAATTTGTTCGCGGTTATTCATCATTTCCATCTCCTCTAAAATAAAGTTAGTTGCTTCTGTTTCTCGTATTCCAAACCATGTTGCTTTATATATATTTCTAGCTCTTCGGCTGTATCAAACGTCTTCTTTACGCCTTGCCAACCTGGTACGATATGCCCGTGAAAGTAATAATTGCCGTTTGCTACATGGATATGTGCCACTCGTTCGTTATCTTGATACAGATATCTCTTAGATCCAAAGAATTGATTTAGGTATTCTTTGCGTGCGTTATCTGTCATGATCTACTTCTTAACTTTCACGAATATGTCGTTTTCCATCAGGTAGCACGCATAACGTCCTCTTGGATGTTTCTGAGGCACATTAAACAAATGTGGCTTCTTTCTTCTTAGCTCAGCCTCTTTCTTTCGCTTTCTTTCCAATTTGCGTTCGAGTCTAGCTTGTTCCAGTCTTTCTATTGTTTTCTTTTCTCTGTACTCGCTTAAACGCGTACCTTCTGGTGCGTCCATTGCTTCATGTAGTTCCCAACCGTCTTTTACTCTCTTAGAAACCATTCCAGCGGTTATACCGTGACTTTCTATTAATTCCATTTCAAATTTACTGAACCTATAAGGTTTATCGTTTATTGTTACAATTCTTGCTTTTCTCGCCATTTTATCCACCTCTTATATTTCTTCTATTCGTATGATTATTTTGGGCTCAATTCCATAACGCTTTGAGCTAGTTATTTCTGTAATTTGGTTATCGTCTTTCCATACATGGCCATTACAAGCATCTAATACCGTTTTAATTAAGTTGTCGATATCCGGCTTAGTCACTTTATACTGCCCAACCATTTCGCTTTTCTTTTTCTTCGACCACGATTTAAGCAATGGAAAGTAAAAGTCTAATTCGATTTTTAGTGCGCGCTCTAGATTTAACTTAGGCATTTGCCCTTGTATATACGCTTTATGCTTTGTGTAAGACGTTGGCATGTAAGTTTGAACAAATCTACCTGTTTTACGAAAGCGTGGACGGGGCGACCCCATCGGCGCATTAAACACTTCATTAAATTTAATTTCTATCTCCATGTAATCCCTCATATATATTCAAATAAGCTTGTTTGGTGTCCTAACTCCATTTGTTCATTATCAATAAGTGTATTTAATTCATAATCGTCTAAATACCAACGACGACCATTAAATTTTGTTTCTTTTATTCCAACAACTAAATGCCGACCATCTTTAAAATGTGGTGTAACTGAAAACATTTTGTTGCCGTCATGATCAAATAGATAGTATTTATCAAATGCATCCATTTTCAATCACTCCCATTTGCTATTTAGACGCTTAATAAAAGCTTCTCTGTCTTTCTCAAGGTTTTCATCTACTTCCGGCGTTTTCGTTTCTCTCGTGCTGTCTGTGAGCCATTTGGGTGTTTTTTCTTTCGATGGTTTAACATAAGGTTTATTAGTTTGCTTTTTGCTTTCCAGTTGTTGCTTTTCAAATGCACGTACTTGTTCAATAGATTTCAAGTTTGCATTAAGCCATGTATTCAAAATGCTTTTAGCATATCCCCAAGTAACTTTATTTCTGTCTTTAGCGATTTTAAGTGATGCGGTAACTATTTGATCTGAATCATTTTCAAATGAATCAAGATAGTAATTTAAATCGTCTAAATTGTAAGGAGTTATGAAACCGAATCCGTTATCTTGGAAGAAGTCGAAGGCAGCTGCCTTCTTCTTCTCATTATTCACATTCTTTTCATTATTATCTTTATTATCATTATTGTTTGTGTTGGTTTGATGTTGTTTTGATGTTGGATTGATGTTTGACTGATGTTGTTTTGATGTTGGTTTGATGTCGTTTTGATGTTGGTTCCTTCCCTGCTCACTTTGATAAAAGTCATAATTGACAATGGTTATAAGGGTATATTTTGATGTTGTTTTGACTTCTAACATTCCATCACTCTCGAGTAAGTCAAGGAAGGTTTTCACTTTAAATCGTGACCAGTTAAAAAGGTCAGACAAGGTCAAAATCGATGTTAATCTTTGTCCTCTTTCTACGGTTACAATTTGGTTTCCAATAGGCACTTTTGCCTTTGAATGATTCGCTTCCATGAGTAAATATATCCATGCTTCAAACTTTGAAAATGTTCTCTTTTCTTTAAATAGCCAATGATTTTGAATTGAGCGATCAATACTTATCCAACCAGTCATATACACACCTCACTTTCAAACCGGTTAAATTAGAATGGTAAATCATTGTCATCTATTTCAATCGGACCATTTGCATTCGCAAACGGATTATCTTTTACTGGTTTGTTATTTGAATATTGCGATTGTCCACGTGTTTGTTGTACTTGTTGTTGGTATAAATCTTGTTGAGTGTCATTTGAGTTTTTCGGTTCTAAAAATTGAATACTATCAGCAATAACTTCCGTAACATATACACGTTGACCTTCCTTATTTTCATAATTCCGCGTTTGTAACCTACCATCTACGCCCGTCAACGATCCTTTAGATAGGTATTTATTAACGTTCTCTGCTTGTTTTTTAAATACGATGATATTAATAAAGTCTGCCTCGCGCTCTCCTTGTGCATTCGTAAATGTGCGGTTAACTGCTAATGTGAATGATGCTACATTTACACCACTTTGAGTGGTTCTTAATTCTGGGTCTCTAGTTAAACGACCAACTAATATTGTTCTGTTTAGCATTTATAAACCTCCAACATAAACGGGCGCGCCCGTCACTTTTTGTATTTCACTTTTAATGTATTTTGCATTTGAATTTTGACTACTTAAATGAATTAAATGTATTTCTTCGAGTCTAGTTAAATCATTTGCTTTTAACATTCCGATAGCATGTTCTAAGCTAAAATGAGACTCCATAATTCTGTTTGCTAATGTGCTGTGCACACTGCCGTTTTTTATGTTTTCCTGCATTTGTTCATAGATATAATTAACTTCTAACATCATGTGCGTAATGCCGTTAAATTTGTATTTCAAATACTTTGTATCAGTAACATACAGAACCTTATAACCTAATGTACTTTGTAATAAGAAAGCCACAGGCTCGTTAGCATCATGTTCGATGTCAAACGGTAGAATTGACCATGTGCCTATTCGCAGCTCTTGCTTTGCCTTAATCGTGCATAAGCGATGACTTTCAAAATTCATAGCTTGTTGTGTTCCAGCAGTCATATAGCTGATTACACCATTGTCGACAAACTGCTTTGTGTACTTTGCATGATCACCATGTTCGTGTGTGATAAGACACCCTGCTATATGTCTTGTTTTATATTTAAAATGCTTTTGAACACGTTCAAATTTTATACCTGCCTCAAGTAGTAACGTAGTACGTCCATCATTTAAGACGTAGCAGTTACCACTTGAACCAGTTGCTATTGTTTCAATTAAAATGGCTCTTCTTCGCTTTCTTTTTCTGTTGCAGGTTCTTTTATTTCTTCAAAGTCAGATACATCAATAGGCTTATCATTTTCTAATTCTGTGTATTGTGCTTCTTCGAGAACTGGTTGTTCAAAGTCCAATTGTTCTTGATTTGCATTTTCTTCAACTTCTGCGTCCAACACTTCTTTGCGTTGACGTTGTTCGGATTCTTGTGCGTATTTGAAAAGATTGCTATCTGTTGATGTGTTGATATAACGTTTAGCAGCTCTATTGATAACTGTTTTTTTAGCCATTTCTTCTTTGAAATTATTATGTGTTTTAGAATTTTGTAATGCTTTTTCATCTTTAATCATTGATGACTGCATCCATGCTTGTTTAATTTGTTCAATAGTCATGACTTCAATATAGTTATCTCGTCCATCATTAAATACGATTGTGCAGTACGCACCGATAATGTTTTCTTTGTCGATGTTAAAGAAGTCTTGTTCGTGTTTAATCGCTTTGATACGTCCTGTTCCTCCCATTTCTTGCTTGAATGTATCGCCTTTATAAATCACTTGAGCAACAACATCTTGAGCACCTGCATCACGTTTTAACATCATTACATTACCGTGATAGCTACGTTGTAACTGCATTTTGTTGCCGTAAGGAATAAAGTAGCATTGATTTTTAGCTGGATTTAAACCTTGCGTTACCATGTCTAATAAGGCATTTGCTTTGCTTGTATCGTTACAACTCATTAATTTGTTATCTTGGCTGATTTGTAACCATGCTTGTTTCATGGCATTACTTGGTGAATAATCATTTGGCAATTCCAAATTGCCTTGTGACTCTAAAACTCTCACTTTGTTTAATACGTTGTCAGATACGTTCTTTTCTTGTACTAATTGTTGTTCAATAGTTTGTAATTTATTATTTTCAGTCATTTTATATAGTCTCCATTCTTATTTTTTTATCTTGTTCATTTACTATCAATTGAATTTGTTGTGATTCTGTTTTGATAAGCTCTGTTACTGATTCAGCATTATCAATAAATATTGGCGCTGTAACTTTAAAATGTTTTGACAGTGTATTGATGATATCTAAGCCAACATTAATTCTTGAGGCGTTATTTAAACCGCTGTCGTATTCGACGCCGTTAACCGTTGTGGAACATGTTTCTTCTAATTCGCCGTTAACTAAGGTATTGAATAACTTAAATTCAGCAATCTCAAATTCATTATTGATATTTTCAGTAAGCATTTTGACTTTTGTTGTTGTAAATTCTTTTAAGATATAAAGGTCATGTGAATACTTTTCTTTTTCATCCAATAATCTATCTTCTTCATTTCTTAATTCAGAAATAACATCATCTAGATGTTTATTTGATTTTTCGATTGATCTTGACACTTCAATTTCTGATTTTTCTTGAGTAAGTTCGCTTATTTTGTCATCTATTCCTGAAACGTTATCTTGAATAGTTTTCCTAATGTTCGAGCGTTTTTGATTAATCTCGTTTATCTCTAACATTACTGCTTTGTATTCGTCAGTTTGTGTAACGTCAACATGAGTCGTTTTCAACTTATTAATTTTGTTTTGTATTCTTGCTGAACGCTCTTCTGCTTCGTTGATTTTAATTTGTAGATTATTGTTGTCATCCTCTAACTTCTCGATGATTGGCTTTATTTTCTTTCCTTCTGAAATAATGTGATTGATAGATGTTTGTATTGTTTCTAATTCTTTCGATTTTTTTACATTGAATTTCTGTAAAGCTTTTTCTCTTGCCTCATTCACTTGTTCAGTTGGTAACTGTTGACCGCAACAGCTACATACATTGTCATCAAGATGTTCAAATTTTTGATTTTTAGATTTTTCTAAATCACTTTTTAGTCCTTTGTGATTTTCCAATAATTGATTACGTCTATTTTCTTCATGCGTAATTTGTTGTTTGTTTTGCTTTAATCTCGTTTTAAGGTTCGCAACCGTTCCATTTTCAACGTGTAACTCATTTGTTAAAGCATAAATTTTGTTCTCATTACTTGCGCTGTTATTGTCTTCTATGCGTTTCAATTCTGATTGTTTATCAGCTAATTGATTACGCAAATTAATTTCTTCCTTACCGTTTTGAATATCTATACGCTCATTTTCAAGTTGCTCAATTTCTTGTTTGATAATTGCGTATCTATCGTTATCGAATTCTGGTACATCCTGCTTATTTTGTTGTGTTTGATTAATACGTATCGGAATATCTTTGATGTCTTTGTTAATCTGCTTTATCTTGTCAGTAAGAATCTTTTTCTTTGTTTCAATTTCATGATCACCAAGAATATTATTTAATTTTTTAAAGTCGTTATTTGTTTTAATGACATCCTCATCATTAATTGGTTTTGCAATTTCAAATAACAAACTTCTTCGTTTCTTCCAATCGAGTAAATTAAATGCTTGGGGATTTGTAATCAACTTGAATACATCTTCATCAATTAGTTCATCAATACGAGCTTTATAATCCTTTACTTTTATTGATTCATCATTGATATATTGTTTCTTTGTTCTACTTCGTGAGTATTCCTTGCGATTCGTCTTTTGATTTATTGTGTATTTAGGATGTGACTCTTTTTTGAAAGTCGTTATTTTTCCGTCGATTTCAAATTCTGCGAAAACAGTCGGAATTAACTCATAATTTTCTTCGTTTTTTTCGTTTAAAGGTACAGGGTTAAATGATTTGGTTGATCCGTCCAAACCTTTATCGAAAAGCAGCCATTGTAATGCGGTTGCAGTCGTAGTCTTACCAGTCGCATTATTGCCGTATATTTTTGTGTCTTTACCGTCAAAGTTAAAGCTTTCTTCTTTGATTCCAGCAAAGTTTGATATTGTTAGCTTATTTATTTTTATATCCATCATCATGCTCCTTTTTTAATCTTTCGGTGACCTCTTAACACCTCGATAATTAAATTTTTTATTCGTTCGTGGCTGTCCGGATTGATTTCATGTATCTGTACAAGCTTATTGTTCGTTTTGTAACTGTCGTGATAGTGCAAGAAATTAATCGATAAGTATCCGTGATGATTACGTTCAATTTCCAATAATGCTCGTTGGTTTGACAAAGTATATTCGTCGAATAACGTCTTAAAAATATTCAATATATTTCTTTCTGTATCTCTCATGCTTATACCTACCATCTCATGACTAAGTTAATTAGCCTGTCTCTTTCGTCTGTGTTCTCTTCAATCCATTCATAAATAGATTGATTTAATATGTCTAATGCTGTGTATAGATCATTCTCATCTGTTATATTTATACCGTCGATAAATCTATCTTCTAAATCTAAGACATTCACTAGAATGCTGTAATCTTGTTTCTTAACTGCTAATTTAAAATCGAATCCGTCTACATTAATTACTTTTTGACATACATCGCCAATTTTGTAGTACATTGTTGACACTTCCTTTATTTCGTTTTATATTGAATATGCATTAATTTTCTAATTGTTTAGACTGTTACTCATTGCCGTGAGTAACAGTTTTTTTATTCTTCATAAAAGTATTCCTTATAAAATATGAATGTTGCGATACTTGCGAATCCCGCAATCGACCATGCAGTAGTGAAGTATAGAAACGGCATAAGTACAATTGCTAAGACTGTAAAGCACAGTACTGCTACTAGGTAGCTTTTATAAATGTTGCTCATTTTATTCTCTCCTTATATATTTCATTGAAATGCTCATCGACGAATTTATTCATCTTTCTTGCGTTAAATCTCCAGCGATTAAAATTCTCATCTGGGTAATGCACAATTCCTTGCGCTCTTAGTTCTTTTTCAAATCTAGGATGAAATAGTAATCTGTCCTTGATAGTCTCATCAGATGCAATTTTTAATTTCTTCTTTAAGTCACTCATGTTCCATACAGGGTCTAATGAATAACCAATTAGCTCATCATATTCATCTTTTGTGATAAGTACATGTGTTTCAGGTATTGGAACGGTTACGTTTAATACATGTGGCATTTCTATCATTCCTTTCGTGTATAATGTTGTTATCTCCTACAGAGAGGAGGTGAATATTATGAAAAACTACTATCACCTTTTGTCTTTCGATGACGATTTAGCTAATGATGCAGCCAACGATCTGTTAAAAGAAGGTTGGGATATCGTTCATGTTGGTACAAAATTAGTTAAAATTTTGGATAATGGACAAGCGTACTACAATACTGAATACGTTCTGGGCGGAACTAAAAATCAGTATGAAAAATATTTAGAAGATTGCCAGCAGTCCGAGTTAGATTATTTTTAACTTATGTTTTTCTGCGGTTATTAGCTAAATACTTTTGTTCTCTATCAATTAGGTAGAGAACTTTTTTAATTTCAGTGTAAGAAAATTTTTCTAGTTCAATACATTGATTAATTACAGACATTAAATTCTTTTGTTTATTATTTGAATTCTTCTTTTG